ATTAATTTTTATTGGTTCATCTCCTGAACTTAAATCTAATTCACTACGTTCAACGTAACCTCTTTTCTTACCCTTAGTCTTTAAATAGAATATAGTAGCTGAAGTGCTACCATCTTTAATCTGTGTATGTAATTGACTTTCTGCAAAATCTAAAGCAACATTTTCAATGTCCTTAACTTGTTTAGCAAACTCCTCGTCTTTATTTAACCACTCATAAAATGTAGTCCTTCCAATATTAGACTTTATACAAGCTGTTGTAACCACTCCCAATGATTTTTCTAGTGCTTTTAATAGTGCTTTTTTATGGTGTTCGGTTTTGTTCATTTTATTAATCCTAAATGTTTAGATTTTTCTAATGCTTTTTGAATTGTATCATCCATATCATAATAACGATAATCCCCTAATCTTCCACCAAAAATGATGTTTTTATCCTTCTTGTTGTATTCAATATATTTATCGTATTTATCTCTATTATGTTTCATTCCTATAGGATAATAAGGGTCATTTTTATCTGCCTCAAAATCCTGTGGAAATTCTTTGCTAATATAAGTTGTTTTTGATTTATTATTTAAATTAAAATACTTATGTTCAATTATTCTAGTATGAGGAACTTTTTTTTCTGTATAATTTATTACTGCATTTCCTTGATAATTTTCTGTGTTCAATAATTTATTTTCAAATCTTAAACTTCTATATTCTAACTTGCCAAATTTATAATTATAAAACTCATCTATCATTCCCGTATATATCATTTTGGTATAATTTATAGAATCCTTAATATCATTATAACGAGTATTTAATTTTAATTCTATTCCATCTAATAATTTTTTAAATATTTCTGTATATCCATTTATAGCAATCCCTTGATATTTATCATTAAAATAATTGTTGTCGTATTCAAATCTAACAGGCAAGCGTTTAATAATAAAAGCAGGTAGCTCTGTACATTTTTTGCCCCATTGTTTTTCTGTATATCCTTTTATTAAAGTTTCATATACTTTTTTGCCAACTAATTGTAATGCTTGTTCTTCTAAATTTTTAGGCTCAATGTCTTTGTAAATACTTTTTTCTTTTTCTAGGATTTCCCTTATTTCTTCTACAGAATTTTTTCCAAATAACTTAGAAAATGTATTCATATTAAATGGAAGATTATAAATTTTATTTTTATAAACTGCCATTGGACTATTGATAAAATTATTAAATTTAGTAAACTGATTTATCAGTATGAAAAATATGTGCTCCATAAACATGAACATCTATGCCATCTATTTTTTTTGTATAACAATTTCCTCCGATATGTTTTCGTTTATCAATTACAAGACATTTTAATCCTGCTTTATGAATATGATATGCCAAAACACTTCCATAATAACCTGCACCAACTATTAAATAATCAACTTGTTGCATACCTTTCGTTAAGTATCTTTGGTATTATTTTGTTCCAATTAACTCTATGATGATACCTTTTGTGTAAAATAGTAAACTTAACATTGGCAGGCTCAACCATAATTGCATAAGCTGTTTTCCTTATTGTTCCATCTGCTTCATATAAATCTGTATTTCCTCCTTTTTCTGATTGAGTAGATTCCATAGTTATGCTCATATACTTAACAAACATTTCGTATTTTCCATACCTAAATGTTTCAATCGCATTAATTAAATCATCATTTGTTCTGCCCTTCCAAATAGTAAAATTTTCATCATTAGGCATGTTGTGTGCATTAAATACTCTACGACCAAACATTTTCACAGTTTCTGGTCGTGTATCACTTCCTAAAGCAAAACCTATATTAGCCAATCCTGCCTTGTCTGCAAAATCTGCTAATTTATATAATTCTTTTTCAAATTCTATTCCTGTTAATCGATGCCATTTTTTTAAATTCCTATCTATATGATAAAAATAATTATAATCATCATCTAATTGCCAGTGTCTTTTTTCTCCTCTTGCTTTACTTAGTTTCATCGTAGCATTACGAACAGGAACAGCTCCACTTGATACTTTTTTCACTCCAAAATTATCCAGTAAATCGCTTCTTTTAATTTCATCATACCAATCAAAAATA